CGTCAGCCGTGGTGAATTGGGCCGTAGCGCTGCGCAGCCGAGAGACCATCTGGTTCTGGGTCTGCAGGATGGTGTTGAATTCGTTTTGCAGCTCGTCGTGTTTCCGGTCCAGGGCCACGATCTGCGGGCTGTCCGGTTTTTTGCCGTCATACACCAGCTTGAGCCGCTTCAAGCGCAGATCTTCCATTTTGTAGCTGACGTCGTTGAGGCTGTCGCCCTGCTCTGCAACCAGTTTCTGCTGCTCGTGGACCAGATCCATCAGCTCGTGCAGCTGCTGTTGCAGATCACCATCCAGGCTGGTCGCCAACTGACCGGGCACGACCTGCTGCAGAAAGCCATAAAAGTTGCCATATTCAGCCCGCTCAAGGGCCATAACCGAGGGCGGGGTCTCCATCTTTTCGATGTTCGCTTCGTCAACCCAGCGGAAATCAAGGCCGTAGAGATCGCGGTTGCCAATCTTGAACTGCAGCCGTTCGCCACTTTCCTCATAGCGTGGTTCGCGTTTGACCAGTTCTCCCAGCATCACACTGCCGTCCTTGAGTTTCGCTTCGTGCAGATCGGACGGCCAGAAGACCCCAAGCCCGTTGACCATGACCACAACCAGCAGGATGACGGCGATCAGCAGCGTGATGCTCAGGGACGCCCCGGTCAGCCAGACCATCGGCTCGCCGATGCGCCAGCGGCCATCGAGACGCCGCCATGGGGCCAGGGTGGCCGCCCTGGTGAGCCGCGCGGGTGTGGCTGGATAATCCATGCGGATATGCTCGCCGTAGGTTGTGCCGGCACGGCTCGGCAGGCTGATCAGCGCCCTGCTGGCCATCGCCAGGCGCCCCATGAGCGCGCTGGCGCGCTCGCTCAGACGCCAGGTGCCATCGAGACGCCGCCAGGGCTCGCCGATGGTGGGCAGGCCATAGGCGATATGGGCCGCGTTGCTGGCCATGGCCAGATGGCTCACGATCCTGCAGCCCCGCAGGTGCCACGAGGAGCGGCCGCCAATCACCTGCCCCAGGCGGAATGATCCAAGGGGCAGCCCCAGGCGCACCACATGGCCATCGCGGCCCAATGGCCAGCGCACCGCCTCGGCCTCGCCGATCACCCGGCCGCACCATGGGTAGCGGTAGTCGTGGATGAGGTTGGCGAGGATGGCGCTGCCGCTGGCATCGATGAGCACGGCGAGCCAGAACATCATCCAGGACAGATAGGATGGCCAGCTGCGCACCGGCTTCCACTCCTCGACGATCCTGCGCATATAGGAGCCGATAACTGGATCGATCACCTGATCATGTTCGGTGATGACGATGAAGCGCGCCCAGTGCTGGATCTGCGGGATGCCGATCACCACCTCGATGGGGCGGATCTTCTGGCTGCCATCCACCGCCCAGCTGCCATCGAGCCGCAACGGGTGGAACGGGGCATAGGCATCGCGCTGCGCCATGCGGTCGATGATGCGCACCTCGATGCCCAGCACGCGCAGCGCCTGCTGGATGGACCATGGTGTGCCCTTCTTTCTGTGGATGGCGATGGATTGGCGGATGAGCCGGCGGCGCTCATCCTCTGATGCGGCAGCACCCCAGCCCTCGAAGAAGGTGAGATGGAACTGCCAGGCGAGATCGGGCAGCAGCCGCTGGTCCACCTTGTCGATGAGATAAACCAGATCCTTGTCGATAGGCAGGGCCGCCATGCGGTCGGCGAGTGCCACCAGCGCCGAGAGGCGCTTGCTCTTGGTGATCACGTCGGGCAGCATCATGTCGGCATCAGTCATCGATGACCCCGGCGATGGCGACATCGATCCGTGTTGCGTGGGTCCAGAAGTTCTCGGGCACCAGGATATCCGCGGCTGGAGACCGCAGCACGACGGAATGCACCCCGCTGACATGCAAGGCGGCGATGAGCGCCGAGCGCGTGATGTCGTTGCCAAGGGTCGCGGCCTTTGTCGCGCAGAATGTCCGCACGGCCTCCAGCGCCGCGGTCCTGGTAGTCTCGGCATCGGCCCAGGCGAACACATTGATGCTGGCGCTCACCTCGTATGCTGTATCCACGGGATCGGCGACGGCGACCGAGTCGCACAGTGGCCGGGCATCGTCCGCCGCGGCGGCGAGCAGCACCTTGCCCTTGATCAGCTCGGATGGCAGGCCGCTTGTGGTGAGTGGATAGAGGATCACATCGCCTGGCTGCGGCGAGAGCACAGCCACATCGATGATGGAGGCATCGGCGCTCATGGCATGGAATCGGTAGGCGAGGCGCGGCCCGGCCACGGAGAAATGCTCAGGGGCCAGGCGGATGCGCTCGCGCAGCCGCTCGTCATCCTCACCAGGCAGTCTCGCCACGCCCACCAGCTCGCCCAGGTAATCCAGCATGGGCGCCCTGGCGTAGGCCACCAGGTTCTGTCTGGCCACATCGTTGATGGCGGCACGCACCAGGGACTCGCGGTAGGCGATCTGATCGATGAGCAGCCGCTCGATCTGTGCCGGATAGAGCGTGCGTCCAGCGTCCTGCTGGAACCTGGCCACCATCTCATCGACGATGGCCAAGGGATCGTCGTCCACGAGCTTGACAGGATCGCTCACGGCCTGATCACCATGCTGGACCTGGCGCCATCCGGTGTGGTGAACGTGATGGCGATGGTCACCCGCGCCCCGTCATGGCTGACATGGACAGCGGTGAGCCTGACCCGTGGCTCGAAGCGGCGGATGGCCTCCACGGACTCCCGCACCAGATGGGGCCGCGCCCGGTCGATGGGATAGTCGATGTACCGCCACAGCTCGCTCCCGAAATCAGGGCGCAGGGCGTCCTGGCCGCGCCTGGTGAGCAGGATGATCGCGATGGCCTGGCGCAGGTCGTCGATACCCTCCACGATTCCATCATCGAGCGCCAGCTGCCAGTGCGCCTTGTTGGAGATCATGGGCTGCGCCATATAGCGGCAATAATAAATCGCTTTTCTTGCCGGCTATTATTGTCCATCGAACACCACATCCGGGCTGCCGGTGGCGCATCTGGAGCCGCAGCTGATCGCATCACCGATGCGTCCTGCCGCCTGGCCATCGATGAATACGGTGGGACTGCCCTGGGCCAGGCGGCCATCATGGGGCGGCCCGCCCGGGCAGGCATGCTGGGCCCAGTGGTCGCCCACGCGGTGGGCGCCTTGGCCATTGATGAACACGGTGGGGCTGCCCTCGATGTTCTGCCGCGGCGGGAAGCAGCTGTGGCCCGTGCAGGTATCGTGATGGCGATGGGCGGCTGGCATCAGTTGAGGTTGATCCTGGGGGCCTTGATGGTGACGGCGGTGGCCGAGGTGATCTCCACGTCGCCGGTGCAGGAGATGGCGAGCTTGTGGCTGCGCCGGTCATAATCGATGGTGGTGCCGTCGGCAAAGCGCATGTGGGTGCGCTCCGGGCCATCCTGCACAGGGGTATCGTCGCGGTGGCCGTTGGTGTAGAGCGCGCCCAGCACCACGCCATCCTCGCCGCGACGATCCAGCAGCACCGCCACGTGCGTGCCGGCATCGGGCAGGTTGTAGAGCTTGTCCTGGCCGGTATCGCTCACCAGCACATGCAGCCACCAGGTCTCGAGATCGAGATCGGGCAGCATGACGCGCACCCGGTGGCCCGGTGCGTCCACGGCGGTGACGAAGCCGTAGCGCAGCGTGGCGCCGGCCTCATCCTGGGTGGCGATCATGCGCCATCCTCCGGCAGCCGCTTGAGCTGCACATCGAGCACATAGCCGCTCCTGGAGATGGCATGGCGCGCCTCGCCGATCAGGTAGGTGCCATCGATGGCCTGGAATCCAGCCAGGACCACCAGCGATCCGGCGGCCAGGCGCGGGTCGCCCATCAGCGTCGCCTCCATGCCGGTCTTGTCGGCATCGTCCCTCTCCTGCTGGCCCTCGGCCTGGGCCTGGGCCTGCTCGGGTGTCTTGGCGCGCAGGGCCATGTTGTGCTCATCGGCGGCATGCTCGCCTTTGGATTTGGATTGCCCCCGCACGGTCTTGCCGGTATGCGGATCATGGTGAATGTTACTGGTTATGGCGGGCACGTCGGTGATCTTGTCCCGGTAGCGCCACGAGGTGAGGTCGCCTGGATACAGCGTGCGCACGGGCTGCTGCTCGGCCATGGTCTTGGGCCTGGCGACCACGATGGTCTTGTTGTTGTTGGCGAGCTTGATGGTGTAGCCGTATTCCTGCATCAGGCGATACAGAAAGGCCCAGTTGCCCTCCTGGTATTGGGTGACCCGATCCAGTGTCGGATCTGGCTTGATCTCTCCAGAGCGCTTGGCGCCCATGTTCTGGGCCACGGCATCGACGATCTGCGAGAGCGTCTTGCCCTCATAGGATTTGCCGACCCTGGTGCGAGCCTGGCGCTTGAGCCCCGCCGAGAGTGCCCGGATGGTGATCTCCATGGGTGGCGCGGCGATGGCGATCTCATCGACCTCCATCTCGCCCGTGGTGGCCAGCGCCTGGCCGGCATAGCCGTAATTGGCCAGCATGGTCATCTGCTTGTCCGGATACCAGTCGCCCAGCCATCGCGTGGCCGTGCTGGAGACATCGCCCAAGGTGAGATCCAGCGCGTCCGACTCGCCGCTCAACTTGTCGGTGAACGTCATGCTCATCAGGTAGGGCGAGAGGTCGGTGGTGATGTCGCGCCCGTTGTAGAGCAACTGGACGAAAGGCTTGATGGCCGGGCTCAGCGACGCCATGGCGGCAAAGCCTCCTTGAGCGTGGCGCGCTCGATGAGCGGGATCACCAGCCTGATGCCCGAGGCGAGCTGTGGCTCGTATGGCGCGTGTGGATTGGCGGCCACCAGGTCGGCGGTCCTGGAGACATCGCGGTAGTAGCGCCAGGCGATCAGGTCCCAGCGCTCGCCCTGCGATGTGATGTGGAGCAGCGCCTTCACGCCTGCCTCAGCAGACTGGCGCTGGCCAGCTGGGCGATGCCCTGGCGCGAGGCGTCGATGGCTGTCATGGCATTGCCCATATTGCCGATGGCGCCCTGGATGCCGGAGAGCGGATCGGATGAGATGGCCTGCACGGCGGAGTCGATCTCGCCTGCCGCCTCCATCAGGCTGGATGCGGCCTGCATGCCGCCATCGATGGCGGCCAGGGCGTCCACCGGGAGCAACGAGGCGGCGCCTTGCAGATCCATGGAGATGCCGGTGATCATGGAGACAGCCGACTGCGGGTCGTTGATCGCCGCCTGCGCCAGGGACGTGATGTCCTGGGCCAGGGCGGCGATGGTGCCGATGGCTGATACGGCCTCGGAGACCGTGGCTGCCACCTCGCCGATGGGCGTGTCGGCCAGGATGGCGTCGATGGGATCGGTGACGGCGGCGGCCATGGCCTCGTTGCTGGCCGTGATGTCCCAGCCCTCGGTGATCACCCCGGGTGGATTGGGCGCCGCTGGATCGCCTGTGTATTCCTGCAGCGTGCATCTGATCTCGAAGGCAATGGCCGCGCCCTCGCCATCGGTTTGCCTGGTGGTGAGCGCGAGATCCTTGATGATGAATACGCCGCGGTACTCGCCGCTGCCCATCACCAGTGACAGCGGCCTTGCGGCATCCAGATGGTCCTTGAGCTTGGCTGCCTCGGTTGCTGGATTGCACCATTGTGCATGCAGGGTCGCACTGATGCTGAGCTCATCTGGTGCATAGCCGGTGTGCTGCAGCAAGGACTTGCGCCCGATGAGCCCCTGCTCGGCATAGGTGGCCGCGTACCTGAAGTCCATACCATCGAGCCAGGTGATGAGATCGAGCTCGGTGTCGCCCAGCGTGGCGTAGAGACTCACGAGAGGCCCCCTTGTGGTGCGGTGCGCTTGCGCTCTGCATCATAGCGGCGCATGAGGCGCTCGAACTCGACGAACGAAAGCTGCATGGCCTGCTGGATCTGGCCAGGGGCGTCCTGGCCACCCTGGATGGTGATCGCCGGCGCAAAGGTCACGGTCATCTGGCCCTGAGGCTGCGCTGGTCCAGTGGCAGCGCGCGCCGGCGCCCTTGGCATCGCCTGCTGGCCTGGTCCTGCTGGCGCCGTGGCCATGGTCATGGGTTGCAGCACCGGGGCGAGGCGCTGGGTGGCCTGGGTCACGGGTGCAACGGCCTGGTTCTGTGTCGCATGCAATGGCGGCATGGCCGCGGCCAGGACTGGATTGACCGCCTGGGTCAATGGTTGTGGCGCAGGCATGTTGGCTGGTTGGATAATCTGGCGGATGATCTGAGTAAGCTGCGGCATGGCCCTGGTTGCCGCCGGCAGCACCGCCTGGCGGATGGTCTGCAGCAATGCCGGGATGGCCGGCATGGCCATGGGCTGCAGCGCCTGGCGCACGGTCTGGGTGAGCGGTGCCACAGGCGGCGTGGTCATG